TTTGAATGGTTGTTTCTTATACATGATTTCCTCACACTCAATTTTTGGCGAAGGCGAGCGTGGGGATTTTTTTATTTCGTTTCAAAGAAATTTCCGCAATTTTTGCAATGCCACTGTTTTTTCCCTTTTTTGCCAGCAAATCCAGCTAAAGCACCAACTCCACCAGTCAAAACAGCTCCACCAACGGCCTTTCCAACAGAAAAGGCTTTTTTATCTTGTTGTAAGAAAGAGACATCTTTTGAGTTACAATTTGGGCAAGTGATGATATTCTGCTTTTTCTCTTGCTTTTTCTTCTCTTGAATTGCTCTAAATTCTTCAGGTTCACGTTTTCTCTGCTCTGGAGTTTTTTCTTGGTTATCGCTCATCGAGGCTATAACAACTACAACAAAAACAACAATTATGATAGTAACAACTATATCCATTTTCTCTCCTTTTTTAATTAAGTAATGCTAAATATTCTTCTTTGACCATTGTTTCATCGGTTACTGTCTTTAACTTATGTTTTTGCATAAAGTGTAAGAAGTTAAATGATTGATGGTCGTCCGACGATGCAAGTTCTTCTTCTAATAGCTTATGGATCATGTGCCTATTAGCTTCGTTCTCACATCTTATAGAAGAATGACGATAGATAGCGCCTATATGCTCTAAATGCCCTAATTCGTGTAGCAACACTTTATGACGCTCGTCAGGCGATAAGGAGCTATTTAAGAAAATAGCTCGTGTCTCTGCATCGTAAAATCCATGACCAGACCACTGGTCGGGCTCAAAAGTTTGGAGTGATACTTCATACTGCTCCAACAGTTCTTTTTCTTTATCCATAATCTCCACTCTACCTAAACTCATTTCTTGCTATTGAGGTAGCCCTCTATAATACCTTTGATTGCCCGCTTGTCGTCATCAGACAAGGGCTTGCCATCAAAGAGCATGATGCGTCCGTCCAAGTCATCAAGTTCTATTTCATACTCTGGAGCTTTTTCTCCAGCAATAGCTGGGTTATCCGTCCGACCTAGAAGATAGTCGGTAGATACTCCGAAATAGTCGGCGATCTGTTGCAATCTTTCAGCAGAAGGTTGATTCCTTTTTAATCCATACAAAGAATTTTTGCCTAATTCTAGCTTTTCTTCCAATGTATTTAGTGAAATCCCTTGTTTTTCGCATAAATCTTTTACAATTTCAAATGTAGAAAACATTGATTTATCAGCCTTTCTAAGACGTGACAAAAAATATTTTACAAAATACGCAAAAAATAGTTGACTTTATTTTGCGTTTACGCTAAAATAGTTTTTGTAAGTTAAAGAGTTGGTTAAAAAACTAATAAAAACTCACCTAAAAATTAAATAGCTTTGCCGAGCAGAATAAATTGATAGATATGTGATTTTATCAAGGTTTTTAATTATGCTTTCATTTTAGCAGATACGCTAAAATGTGTCAAGTATTTTATAAAATAATTCACTAACTCTTTAACTTCATTAAAAACAAAAGGAGGAGGTTGCATGAGCCGACAACATCGCAAGTGGATTGAGCTCGTGAAAGAGCGCATTGAGAAGCGCGGGTGGTCACAGACTGATCTAGCTATTGTAGTGGGTGTTAGTCCGTCAGCTATCACGCAGTTGTTAAAAGATGGAAAAGGAAGCGATGGCTTGAAACTTCGCATTAACAAGAAGTTGCGAATCAACGAGTCATGGGAAAAATTTGAGGAGTAGGAAGATGAACGAACTAGAAAGAACAGCCCTCAATGAAATACTGAGGACTGTCAGAGTTATAAATGAAAAAGTTGCTGAGATTGGAGAACTGCAAAGTCAACAAGAGCTAGCTATTTCTTATCTCCGGGGAATAATGGATTCCTCTGAAATTGGTTAGTTTTATCTTGGATTTGCTGGATAATTGACTGATGTTCGGATATAAGCGGTTTTACATTTATATCTCGGATTGGTGCGAAAGAAGAGTAAGATTGATTGTTCTCTAATAGATTTAATATTTTATTTAACTTTTTGTTTAGATTGTCGTTAAGATCATCTAATGTAAGGCTTTTATCTAGGCTGCTTTCAGGCATTTTGAAGTTTTTGAAACTTTGAATTTTAGATTTCAAATTTTCTTTAGATTCTTCAATTTTCGATACATCTGTATCATAGAAAACGGTACGAGTCGTCATAACATCAAAAGGAAGTCTTTCTCCTACTTTTATGATTGGGACAAGAGGCAGTTCAAGCGCCTGTCTGAAACCTAACTCGTAGAATGCGTTGGGATTATGGTCTGTCATATCTGCTATAACCATAGGAGCAGTTTTAAGGTAATTGATAATTGTAGCGTTGATGTTATCTACCGCATTAACGTGATCAACACGAACAGGTTTATAACCTAGTTCCTCACAAACTGGGGCGATAAGATACTTATATACATTGTCAGCACGCTCTCTGGTAGGTGTTCCAGATTCGCCAATGGCAGTAACAATAAAACAAATCTTTTCAGTCATAATTACACTCCACAAACTTTATTATCTCTATTATACCAAATTTAGAAAGGAGAAACTATGGAACAGTTAAAAGTAAGCATTAAACCCAAACAAGAACCAACCGAGGGTCAATGTTTAAGATCTTCAGGATATTCAGTAAAAATCAATGACTGGGAGCTTGGCAGAGGAGTAACTGATTTTAAATTAGAAATGTCAGCAGACAAGAAGCCAAAAGCCATCGTCACATTTACACCAGACGTTATTGATGTAGATGAGGTGATGGCAGTAAAAGAAGTGCAGATGAAGGACAACTTAGTCGGTAAGTTCCTTGAAATCTCTGGCGAGATTGCTGGACGAATCGAACTAGAAAACGAAAAAGACCTACTTGTCCGCAGGGCGATAGTCATTGACGGACGCATCGGTCTATGTGAACAAGCGGTCTATATTGATAAGAAAGTGCTAGATAACTATTGGGTCAAGATAGTAGAACTATCTACTGTTCCTGAAACCATCAACAGCGTTGACAGCACTGATTTGGTTAGGAAATGGTTGAACATGTAGATTGACGCTCTCGTGTCCATTGACATACTCAATGCACTTTACCAAATAATGCTCAGATTTATGGTCTGCTGAATTAGCAATGACAGAACCTATAGTAGGAATAGCAGGCAACGTCATTGGCACAGACTCAACATGGCCATCAATCACGATGTGACAAGTAGTCATAACTTATCCTCCTTTCGTTAGGATAAGTCAATTATAGCAAAATTAAAAAAAGGATAATTATGAAACCAAAACGGTATCCATACAGCACAAAAAGACTCTCACCATCAACAGAGAGAGTCAATCGTTATATCAAAGAATTAGAAACCTTGAAGCTTGATTTTTCCGACCGAGGCCTTAGCGATGAGCTTTGGAAAAAAGTAAAAGCAATTGCAGAAAATCCAGCTACTGAACTAAAGAGTCATGATCTCCAGTTTGCGCCCAAAGAGCTTGTAGCTCAACTTCGTGAGTTGCAAGAATGTTTTTAACAAGTCTTCTTACTTCTCGGACTTTGACAGGCTCAAACATCTTATTGTTGTCTCTAACTAGCTCAATTATTTTGTCTGTCAATGCTTCAATGTTACGAGAATAATAAATTTCTTCACTCATTATAATCACCTCCCTTTGAGATGATTATAGCACAAAAAAGCCCCTCTGGAATGGCAATTCCATCGAGGGACAAAACAAAACTTATTTAAAAGGATTATATCATGGACGACTTAATAAATCAATTATTAGACCAGTTCGAGGCTGGATTAATGGACAGAACGCTTAAGGTCATGACTGTTGTGACTGACGAAAAAAGGCGATTCCCAATGGAATTGAACAAATCGCAATGTTCTGAAATGCTTCTTGGGACGAAAGACACAGGAACATTTGATGAACGTTTTAATAGTCATAAAGACTTTCCGAGAATTAAAGGGAAGCGTGAGAAATACCCACGGGATGCAGTCATTGACTGGTATCACAAAAATTGGGAAAGAACAGCCGTTTAAAGGAGAATAAAATGCAATACGAACTAAAGGAGAAAGTAAGATGAATAAAAAATTTGAATTATTACTAGATGACACGATTACCATTTTTGGAATCAAGCTATTTAGAATTAAAGCCCTAATCAGTTTTGGAAGTGTTGAAGAAGGTGAAATAGGTGGGTATGTAGAGAAAGAGGACAACCTAAGCTCCTCTGGTAACGCTTGGGTCTCTGGT